GGCCTGTTTGGACACAGTTAGTTGAGCGATCCGCTCCTGCGCCGCGACAGCTTGCTCTGAGTCGCCGATAGAAAGCGCCTGACGCATTTGATTTTTTGCGTCTTCAAGTTGAGTATCGACGCGTTCATGGAACTGCGTTTGAGCAAATTGATCCAAATCATTCAAACGAGATTTGAGTTGCTCTGCCTCTGCCTGCCGAGCCTGAGCATAGCGAATTGCTTCTTCTTCACGACGCTCAGCCTCTCGCATTTTTTTCGTCAAACGATCAATACGAGCTTTTGTATCAGAGACTTTACTTTTGTGCTCCTCGTCTGAGCTTTCTTCAACTTGTTCGACTGGGGCTGAATCATCAGTGGAATCGGCCGGCGCTTCGATCTCTACCTCAACAGCTTCGACGCGCTCTTCAGCTTCAAACAACTCGTCTTGTTTTTCTTTCATTTGCGTAGACATCACCACCTCAAATATGAATCAAGTCATCAGGATCCATGACGGTTCCGAGAATCTCGTCATCGTTCAAGATGCGAACTTCACCGCCATCGATTTTCAAACGGGAACCGGCATACCTGGCAAAAAGAACCCAGTCGCCCTCTTTGCACCACGGCTTCCAATTTTCCATCTCATCGGTCGGATCACCGAATTTCTTCGGATCCTTATACGCCAGAGAGCCAAGTTTCACGACATAACCAACTTGCGTCGCAATATCGTACTCTTCTTGCGTTTTGCCGGGTATAATGATGCCAGATTCAGTCTTACCTTTGCCTTTATAAGGCAAAACTAAGATACGCCAGCCTGTAGGGGTTGGCATCCTATCTTTCAAAGACTGGTCCATAAGTGTTGGATCGAGAACTCGATCCTCGTTGGGAACATACAATGTTTCCGAAATAGTCGGCTGACTCGCCTTAGTCATCTATTAGCTCCTGTTTCTCTAGCAGGCTCTTGAGTTCCTGTTCAATGAAGTCCAAAGAGTCGAGGTTTCCCATCAATTCTCTATACATTTCCATGTCAGAGACACCTTTGAACTGTAAGGTTTGGCATATTTGTTCTCGACGCGATTCAATTTTTTCAAGAACAAACATGGAGATTCTTATGGCATCGATGATGTCACCTCTTGCTGTTTCGGAACTTGTCCAACCCTCGTATCCCCAGTGCGGCGCTGCATGTTAAAAACAGCAGATATGTATACCACTCTGGCAGCTCATTGAGCCGGTCAAACCCATTTTTAACCACACCTTCCATGCCCGGAATAAAAACCAATATCACGGGAATCAGGATAATTACGGTAACAATTTCATCTTTTAGAGACGTTTGCGTGGACTGGGCCATGATTAGCTCCCACTTTGAATCATGGGTGGCCGCAGTCTTCATAATTTCTGCTTTGGCTTCAGCTTCAGTCTGAGCCAAAGTTGCTTTGGCTTTCTGCTCGGTAACCTTTTTCTCAAGAAAAGTACCGGCTAGATTAGCTATAGGACCAATAAGTGCTTGAAACATGGGCTTCTCCTACTTTCGGCTCATCCATGCACTAACGCCCATGTACGCTCCGACGATGCCCGCACCCGTAATATAAAACAGATTTGATACGTCGCTCAAGAGTTCAATCCGTTCATCAGGAACAAAAGGCATGAAAAGCATAATTGTAAAAACAGCCATGCCAATCAAGCTCCAGGTCGCCATTCGCCGTTGAGCTAACAGCTTCCGAAGCTCGGCCTCTTCCTTCTTCATTTCCTTTGCGTAGGCTAACTCCTCGTCAGTGATCGTGCCGTCACCGTCAAGATCATAGTCGGAGTATTTTGTGTCACGCTGGAACGACTTTTTGCTCATTTATAACCCATGTAAGAGCCGCCCTTTTTAGCGGCTCCCATACCACGAGCCGTCATGGGGACCATCTTCTCAGGAACCTTCACTTCTTTGTTACGCTCTGTCTGGACAGCCTTTGGGGCTTTGCCAGGGGTATTGGTAACGATTTTTACAACACTCATTATTGTCTACCTTTCATTTGCTCTCTTTGCAGAGAGGCGTCTATTCGTGCCTTGGTCTGACGCTCTTGACTTGCCATGCGCTCATCAAACTGCCGTGCCTTCTCCTGCTGAGCGCCTTGCTGGAGTTGCAGTTTCTGACGATCAATATCAGCATCGTTTTGTTCGGCCTGCGCCCGAATCTGGAGCTCCTGTTCCTTGAGTGCGACAACAGGATCTGCGCCCTGCTGCCCACCAGATAGGGAGCGGCTAAGTTGTTGTACCTGTTGCATAAGTTGTCCAACCATTTGTGCAGTCAAAGCCTCAAACTGCATTTTTTGTTCTGGGGTGCCCTCCCCTTGGAACTGCAACTGTTGAGCCGCCATCTCCCTGGCCTGTATCTGAACGTGTGACATGATATGTTTTTGAACTGCCATAGCCACGTCAGCCATAGCGCCAACCATTGGTGAAGCGCCAAACACCAAGTGTGCCAGAATATGAGACTGATGATCTTGGCCGGGAAATGCCACCATCGGAGATTTTTCCAAAGCATCTATGTTTTCTTGCGCAGGATCCTTTGGCACAGGCTTTTTCTCACTCTGTGCCTTCAAGACCTTATCAATATCGCGCACACCTAGAGCCTCGTACATATCCCGATAGACTTCATACATGTTGTGAAGCTCTGGGGCTTGCATTGCCAGCTGCATTTTTGTCTGTGCAAGAGCTATTCGTTGCGCTTGGCTGAACACGTTCGGGTTTGAAACAGGTATGACATCAACACGCTCGTCAAAATCCTTTGCGAAAACCTCCGCTGTTACGCCTTCAATCTCATACGGATAGGTCGGCGGAAGACTTTCTGCCATTACGCGCGACAAAATCTTGAACTCCTGCCGCATCGCATAATGAAGACGCTTGTGAACAGCACTCATGACGCGTGAGCCTTGCTCCAGCAAAGCAATCGTAGTCCCTACCGCAGCTTGCTGATCTCCATCACCAACCTTCATGTCAGTGATAGTTGCAAATCTACGGCCGGCATCCACCACAAAGCCCATCAACTGGAACAAAGTATTGTCCGGGCCTTTGAAAGGCAGCGGCATAAGGCTGTCACGAATAGCCCCTCCGGGAGCATCGACATCACGAAACTCACCGGGCTGAAGCGGATCTTCGTCATCGCGTATACGCAGTCCGCGGGCTTTAAAACCCGCTGGGAGGTTGGACAACGTACCGGCGTCGATTAACTGCCTCAGTGCCGCCGTGGCGGTCCGTGACAGCCCGCCAATCGTATGAATAAGCCCCAAACCGTAAAAACCAAAGCCCGGCAAGAACTTGTAGTGAACAAAATACTGTATTTTCTTCTTTTTCTCATCATCTTCACGATAATTACGACGTATAGACAGAACCCGGCCATTATCTTGTGAAATGGTCACAACGTAGGGTATTTTGATACCGGTGGCCTCGCCATCCGACCCCATGTCCTCATAACCCTCAATATCAAGATCAACATGGCACTCAAGAAGCGTGCAATCATAGTCAATATTAGAGGGTTCAATACCTTTGAGCTGATCCAGCTCGGTTTGGAGGTTTCCGCCATCGGAAGATTGCGACGGCAGCACAGGAATGTCGAGATAAAAGCCGCCAAGCTGCTTTTTGCGCAGCTCATTCAGTGACATTTTCACAACGTGTGTGATATTTGGGCAACTTTCCAGATCCGCAGCCTCATAAGGGACTACAAGATGCTCTGCCGGCACAAATTTACTTACCGCCCGGCCCATACTCTCCTCATAATAGACTTTTTTGAAGGTGCTGCCAGCCAAAGGCAGGTAAAACAGCATCTGATCCATATCAGGAGTGTAATCTTCCATCACATTAGTGATGTAAAAGTTCATAAATTCTTTAACGCGCTGAGACTGATCCTCTTTTTCCTTCGTTGCAGAGCCTACAATGGCCGTGCGCACTGGGCCCGAAGGTGGCAACAGCTCATTGAAAGCTTGCGCCTGAAATTGCACCGCAGCCTCCGCGAGAAGGGGATGTGTAACGCCGGTAGCCCCGCGGAAAGGCTCTGTTCTTTCTTCATAACTGAATCCCAACAGCTCCAAACCGTTAGCATAAGCATCTTCCCACTCCTGTCGGCTCGATTTGTTGGCATCAAACTCCCCCAAAAGATCAGAAGCAATCGAATCGAGCACACGATCATCTAAATTTTCAGCAAGATTGTCGTAAAAACCCATGGATCCGCGGGCCGTGGTCTCCGGTCCGAAAGAAACCATGG